GATCATCTTTAGTATAGTTTCTATAAATAGATAAAACTTGTCTTGTAGATTCTTCTATTGTTACAATGTAAGGAATTTTAATTCCTAAAGAATCTTCACCTTCTGAAATGTAATCAGATAAATCTAAATCAACATGCATTTCTAAAACAGTGTAAATATAATCATTAGTTAGAACAGGTTTAATTCCTTCTAACTCGTTGTACTTATCTTGAATTTTATTTTCTTTTCTTTCTGGTTTCATCAAGTCTACTTCCATGTAAAAACCTGAAGCCATTTTTTTAAGTAAGTCGTTTTCTGATTGTTTTAAAACGTGTGTAATTCTTGGAGCATCTTTTAAGTCAGTTGCATAATAAGGAACTACTAAATCTTCTGCTGGAACAAATTTAGATACTGCTCTTTCTAAAATAGAATCATAATAAACTTTTTTAAAAGCAGATCCTGCTAAAGGTAAATAAAATAATAACTGATCAAACTCTGGAGTGTACTCTTCCATCTTTTCCATAATCTGGTAGTTCATAAAATCTTTTACTCTTTCAGATTGTGCTTCAACCTGTTCGTTTTGTAATCCAACTATTTTAGTTTTTACTGGACCATCTGAAGGAAGTAATTCTTTATAAGCTTGTGATTGAAACTGTGTTACGGCTTCCGATAATAAAGGGTGAGTAACATTACTTGCTCCTTTAAAAGGTTGTGTAGTAGATTTATATTTAAAGCCTAAAAGATCTAAACCATTTCTGTAAGTATCTTCCCAGTCTTTTCTAGATTCTTTATCGGAATCGAATTCAGAAATTAAATCAGATGCTAGCTGTTGTAAAGCTTTGTCATCAATTGTTTCTGCAACATTTGCAAAAAAATCTTCTGCTTCGGTTTCTTCAGTTACTTCTTCTTCACCATCTTCATCTTCTGGTAGCGAAACAACCACTTCTTCCTCAACATCAACTTCTTCATTGATTGGATTATCGGTCTCAATAGCCATAAATTATTATGTTATTTTAGTTGCCTTGTTTCTTCCTAACTTACAAGATGCTTTTACGTAAGTACCTTTGTTAGCTTTAATCATTGCGCCATATTTAGCTCCGCCCATATCTCCTAGACCCATTACATTACCGCTTAATACTTTATTGGCTAATGTTCCACCTTTGCTAGATGTTGCGTTTCTTCCTGGTCCCATGCTTAGTATTTTACTAATGATAGATTTTTTTTTAATTTTATTACTCATATTAAAATCATTAAGATTTTTTCCACCAGTAATCATAGAAGATGCAGATTTACCATCTTCAGTTGCTGCTAATAGACCTTTTTCTTTTGCGCCTAACATTTTACTTCCAGCGTAAGCTGCACCGGCTGCCATAATGGCTTTTTTAATTTTCTTGTTCATAACTATCTCCTATAGGTTTATCGCCACATTGTAAAGCATTTTTAGGTACAAATCTATAATAGAGAAGAAAAAATATTAGTTTTCTCTACAAAACCACCTTGATACATGTAAGCTTTCATTGGTAACAAAAATTTCTTTAATACTTGGTCATCTGCAATTAAAGTAGGTACTGTGTCGTATAATCTAGGTTCGTCTGCACCCATTTCAATTACTCTCAATTGACCTCTGTCTCCGTCAGATATTTTTAATAGCTCTTCTGCTTCATCTAAAGTATTAGAAGCTCCTACGTGATTTTGATACACATAGTTCTCTCCATCTTTGTAAGTATAAGTTGCTCTACCTTCTTTAATATTTTTTAAATAAGAAGAATTATCACTAGTACTTATCTCTTCTACAACTTTAAATCTTTTGTTAGGATTAGATTTAGGCATAGGAAACATCTCAAACTTTGCTCCATATTGATTAGCAATCTTTTTAAGAGGAGCTACCATTGTGGCAAGAGAACTTGTTTTTTTAATTGAACCACTAGGACCTTTAAGAATAGCAGTCCCATCCATTAATCCATAATTAATTTCATCTCCTATCATACTTCCACCAGGCATCTTAATTCCTTTATTCATTGCTGAAGGTACAATGGATACTGCATTAATATTTCTTTCTGCCATTGTTCTAAGTAAACTTTTAGCTACGTAATCAGGCCATGATCTAGATAAAGGAGCTGCTGTTGTTTCATCAATAATCCCTCGTTGTAATAACTTACCAGCAGCAGACTTTTCAATCTGACTAATACGATAATTTACATTAGATAATTCTTGTTGTTGTTTTCTAGTCAACCCTGCAATACCTCTACCTATCTCTCTAAAAGGAGCAGCCTTTTCCATTAACTCATCTCTTTGTTTTTTAAGAAGCTTAATTGAAGTTTCTGTATTAAAAGGATTAACTCTATTTTTAAAATAATTTTCTCTACTACTTTTATTTCCTGAAAATTGTTCTGAGTGAATATCTGTTTGAGCCTCACTAACTCTTAAATGTCTTTTGCTACCTCCAAGTTTAGGATTAGGTAAGTCATCATATCTGATAAAACCTATTTCATTATCTACAAAGTGTGGACTTGATCCACCTGTAGAAAACTTTCCTCCAGAAACATTAGGTAATTTTCTACCATAATAGACTACATCTTCGGTGTAATTCTCACCCCCTCTTAAAGCATAACCTGTTTGATTTTTATATGCTGGATAAAAATTATCTTGACCTGCTTTATCTCTTTTAAATCTAAGGCCTTCAGGAAGTTCTACTTTTTTACTATACTGATTATAGTTTCCTGTAGTTCTATTTAACTTAACTAATATATTAGCAAACGCAGTAGGATCTGAGGCTTCTCCTGCTAACTCTCTTAAATCTTTTTGTATTAAATTTATACTTTGTGCATCAATAGGTTTTATCTGACTTTCTGTAACCTTTGCCATACTTCTTAAATTATTTAAAACAGAATTAGTGTTGCCGGTGTCCTGTAGTCCTTGTTTAGTAACTACATCTTTAAAATCATTTGTTATTTCTAAAACTTCTTCTGTTGGATTTCCTCTAACTCCTAACCTTAATGTTTTTAAATCATTAATTGGAGAACTCTTTACCATCTCTAATAAAGTATCTCTATCAACTGGCATCTTCTCATCCATTGCAATCTTTAAGAACCCTGATTCAGGTTTACCATCTTTACTTAATTTTATCATATTGAGTTCATCTAACTCATCAGCTGTTACTCTACGAGAGACACCGGTCAACGGACCAGAGTTAACTTTAAGTTGTGGATTGTTTGCTTTTCCTAACCACTTAATCCATTGTTCTGCAGGAGCAGAATCAAATTGTGCTTCTTTAATTCTATCAAAAGTTGCTGAACCTACAATTGGATTATTGTCACTATAACCTTTACCTTGTGTAAAAGGAATGTTTTGTACTTCACCAAATTTAGAACGAGTATCAAGAGGTACTAAAGATTTAGAAGGACTTAGGACTAACTCCTGGGATTGGCCGGTGGCCGTTAAACTGTCTCCAGCTGAATCTGATAATGTTTTATTTGAAGTGTAAGTAACATTGCTACTTGGCTTCGGAGCTTTAAAAAAGTTTCTAGCTCCTGGAATTCTTTTTGCAATTAAAGCGGTACCTAAAGCTGTAGCACCTAATGCTGCTAACCCACCAACGGCCGAAGGACTTTTGTCATCTACAACAATAGATGTATCATCCTTAATCATTGGAGTGGAACCTCTTCTTATTTGTTCAAGAAAAGTATCTGTGTTTAGAAATTGTTCGGCCACTAAAAGACTCCTTTAAAACCTGTACCTTTAATTGCAATTCCAACTCCTTGAACAACTGATTCACCACCATTACTAAATTTAGGGGTAACGCCTTCTTCTTGATCCATCTCACTTAAAGCTCTACTTTTTGCTTTTTCGTTTCCTTCTTTTTTTGTTTTAGAATGTAATTGAGTTTCTTTTGAATCTTTATATTTTTTATATTTCTTCATTGCTTTGTCGCCAAAGTATGAAACGTCTACTGAGTCTTTCATAATAATCTCCTAATAATATTTATAATCTTTTTCTATTCGCATACCTTCTGGCTCATCCATATAAGTTGATACGAAATTTCCTTGACGATATCTTAACACAGCTTGTGTGGTACTGTCGACATAGTCATCATGTTGAGCAAAAGGAAAAGCTGCGCATTCCTCTATTACCTCCTCAGCAAAATGAGCTCCATCTGGATAATAAACCATTTCTGATTCAAATACAGGAGCTACAGCATTAACTCTAGCATGTTTATCTTTACCTTTTGAAGGTACAAAATCAATTACAGGAATACCAGCACGTCTTAATTCTTGTATTAACGACTGCCCACTAGCTTTAGCTTCTACAATAATTGTCTCTGGTTCCCAATATTTATAAGATTCAAAAGCAACAGCTTTAAGTTCCGGAAAATCCCAACGACCTTTTTCGGCATCTAATAAAATTAAACAACTTTCTTCTGGGGTAGGTTCAAATATTCCCCATGTAGTAATTGCAGAGTAATCTGCAGATTCCTTTTTAGAAAATGCAGTATCATAACTTTGAATAACATGTTTTAAATGAGGAACCTTTCCTTTCCAGGGGACCCAATAATCTCTTTTAATGATGGCACCCTCTTCAGCAACTGGGTCCTGCATATATTGTGCATTCCAGTTTCTAGGTGTAATAGATGCTTTAACACTTTCTAATTCTTCAAGACTCCAATACTCAGGCCATACAGGAACCCCACTTTCTAAGATTGCAGGAAATTCAATTAAATTCCATTTGTCGGCTTTAGGTTCAGATTGTGATTTGATGAGCCTTCCTGTTAAATCATCTTGAGCCCATCTTGTCATTACAAGTAGGATTGAGCCTCCTGGTTGTAGACGCTGTCTGGGTCCTGATGAATACCAGTCATACGCTCTTTCCATAGCAGAGTCAGATAAAGAATCTTGCTCTGTATGAGGATCATCTATAATAAGCAAATCAGCCCCTCGACCTGTGATAGATCCGCCAACACCCGCTGCAAAGTACTCACCACCATGGTTAGTCTCCCACCTGCCTTTTGCTTTTGAGTCTTCTCTTAGTTTAACATCTCCAAAAATTTCTTTATACTCTTGGCTATCAATTAAGTTTCTAACTTTAGAACCAAACCTACCTGCTAATTCAGCATTGTGTGAAACTTGCATAATTTTTTTCTTAGGGTACTTCCCTATAAACCAAGCCGGATATAAAAAAGATGCAAATTCAGATTTTGTATGACGGGGTGGCATATTCACAATGAGCCTCCCTTGCTTCCCTTTTGAAATTTTAGTTAATTCATGAGCAATATGTTGATGGTGGCCCCACTTTTTTGGGTCCTTTTCTTTTCTACAAATAAAATCTGGCCAAACTGTTTGTACAAAATATAAAAAATTATCTTGGCATAATTTAATATGTTGAATGTAGGTTTTTTCTACACGATCTCTTAATTGATCATTTGTTAATGTATCGAGACTCATAAGTAATCTATACTATATACATGTGTATTTCTGATTGTAAAGAGAAGCGTCAGGTACCATAATACGCCAAATAAGGGGGGTGGGGGTAAGCCCGAACAGGTAAGAGTTTTTGTGGGGGTTGGTACCTCTATTGAGGTGGGGAAGTGGTGGCGACCTAGTCGCCACCGTTAGAGAGTGTTAGCCGTTGTTAGGTGGTTGATTGCCCATCAATAAATTCATAACATCACCCATTTTAGAGAAAATTCTCTCTCTAAAATCATCAACTAATGGGTTGCCATTGTTAAGCAATATGAATTCCTCAACTGCACTTTCCATAAACTTATATAAGATTTCATAGTTAAGTGTCTTAAACTTATCATCACTCATCAATGATTGGATTTTACTATTGTCCACTTCATTGCCTAAATGTTTATCAAGCATAGTTGAAAACAATTTAGATGGTAGGTTATTATTTTCATTATTATTTGGCATTATTATTTCCTTTTTTTTTTATTGTTTCTAACTTATCATTGAAAGGCTTGAACTCAAGCGTTTCTATTTGTTTATAAAAGCCATTAACTAGCAACTGCAATTTATAATCGCCACTTAATTTAACGTGTTCAATAAAGGACTTACTATCAAACCTACGTTGAGTACGTTCAATCTTTTGGATGTAAGAACTGTTATCAATGATATAGACGTTTTGTTTTAGTCTTTCAAAGATACCCTTTACTACTTCTTTTGTATCAGCTTTTAAAGTTTGATACTTGTTAAGTAAGTAAGCTTGATTGATGTATGCTTTAAGCACTCTTACATCAGCTTGGCTTACTGCCTTTGCTTTTGGTTTTTTTGCATTTTGCATTTTTATTTCCTTATTGTTATTTAATTATAAGATAATAATTTATCTTATCTGGATAAGATAAAGATTTGTACAAAGAAAGATACAAAAAAATAAACTTTATTTTAATTTAATTTAGATGTGATTGTGGATAACCCTCACTGATTTTTAGTGAGGGTTTATTTTATGTGCTGGAAATTTTAGTGCTGGGGACTGGTGCTGGGCGCCAGTGTTAATGTTAGTCTACTATGAATAACGAGGTTATAACGAGGATTACAACGAGGATTAACATTGTTCCTCCTTCTTTTTGTTGGGTTCTTTTAGATGTCCTATCTCATGCAAGTAGTCATACGAGGTAGTCATGGTGTCATTGAAATGTCTAGTCCTATGTTCTGATGGTGTGTCCTCATCTGCGTGCATACACATGTCTGCGAGCAATCGCTTCAGCTTGTGGTTCTGTTTCTTTACATTCTCATGTTCAATCGCCTTGTTGTTTGATTGTACTTCTTCTATTAGTTTGTCTGTTTGGTCTGTCATGTTATCTCCTTTTGTTTGTGTGAGAGTATGCACCAAAATAACGATAGTAGGCAAACTATCCAGAACATCTCGCATGGCTTGAACATCATTGAAGATTAGTCAATCACATACTCTCGTTTATTTATGTATCACACTCCTCTTGGTCAGGCAAGAAATAATTTGGATAAATGTTCGAAGCAAAAGCGCCAGGTGCCAGTCCTTAAAGGAAGAAGTAGTTTGCTAACCGAACGCATAGCAAACGAGGAACGAGGTATGGAGATGTGTGAACCCAACAGGAGCTACTCAAAAGATTCACACACCGATCGTGTTAAGCCGATCCTTAACTTCTGGCACGCCAGCGCCAGCCTTTAAGGATAAGCCGTTGGCTATACGTAAGGCATAGCCAACGAGGAACGAGGTTTTACCACCAACAAGTATAGTAAATGCACTCTCCTTCCTTTGTTATTTTTTTTGCCTTCTCGACAAAACCTAAGTCGTAAGCTTTTTGCTCTTTTTTTTCTGCCTCATCATACTGATAGCTATCAGTACCGAAAAAGAAACCACCCGTTTCAGGCAACAGTTCGCCCTCTATGGCTTTTTCAAGTTCGTTAAGCAGGTCGTCAGTGAGCCACAACCTCTCACAATTAAACTCTTTAACTGCGTGAGGATTTTGTTCTTCAAACTTTTGTTCAAACCAACCGTGTAACCGATTATGTTTTCTCCAATAAGCTATCTCCTCTCTGTTTTCTTCTTTTATTTCTTTGCTATCATCAACAGCATTCTTGGTCTTATAGGCATACATGTCTAAACCCATGTTCATCTCCTTTGTTAGTTAATATCCTTATGCTTATCATAGATGGGATACATGTCAAACATTATTTTTACCATATTTTCCACCAATATATTGCCTGCTCTGACGCCCCAGCTCCCCAGTCGCCAGCTCCTGTAGTACCCATCACTACTAAGCAAACGACAATCCAAAGAACAAACGAGGTGCTCTCTGGATAAAGTATTAAAGAGAAAACGACAAATGCAATTAAGAACAGGCAGCTACCCCTGCATCGAAAGCAGCCAGCTTCTCTTCCCTGAAGGCAGCATCCAGTTCCTGGGCCAGTACTTCAACGGCAAACCAAACGAGGTCGTTTTTCAATAACTCCAACGAGGATGGGTTCTTGCATATATTGTAGATCTGCAGACCATTCATGATTCCAGCAGCATCCGCGGTGTCTGTTAGGACCTGCCAAATCTCTGTCTCATGATCGTTATAAAACGAGGTAGTCTCGTTATAGTAGATTAGGCCCGACACACCACCGGCGCAGCCGTGCTTAGCAACGTCTGATATTAGTAAACGTTCTTCTTTCTCACCCTTAGTTAACCATTCTTTTATTGTGCCCATGTTATTCCCTCCAAATCTGTTTTGAATTTAACTATACTTCCAAGCTTCAGCTTGGTCATTTTAATGGGAACGTTGTCTAATTTTCCTACCCCTTTTATTTTTGTACCTTTGGTAAGCCTCACCCACATCTTCTCATTTCCATCGTCCTTATCTTTAAACCAAACATACACATAGTCTTCCATGTTTATGGTTCTTTCTAGTTTTTTAATTCTAAAGTAAGTTTCTACTCCATGAGTCGGACAGGTCATTATAATGTTGTCTTTTTCTTTTTCTCTCATTTTATGTGCTATCATCTTTTCCTTTCTTTAAAAGTAAATCACACCTGTAGCTAATAGTAATCCTATATAGGCTGTGATAAATATTAATATATGTGTCATCTCATGATAGATAAGATGTATTGACCTAGATGTCAAGGTCTTATTTTTTTTATTTTGAGCTGGATAAAACATGATCCTGAGCTGGCGCCTGGTGCCTGGCTCCTAATGGTTAAAGTGATCGGTGAGAAAGGGCTTTCACAAACGAGGAACGAGGAATTGGTAATGGCTAATGCTCACAGGACACAGGTGCTTCTGAAGAAACTGGTGCCCAGCTTTCGAGATGCCCAGCTGCAGGGGGCTCAGGAGATATAACTCAAACGAGGATTAGAAACGAGGATTCAAAAACGAGGATTTAACTCCTGTGCCAGCAGATGAAGACTGGCCAGGAGCGAAAGGAAATAAGTATGCGTAACATACAAATTTATTTAGTATTAAACGAGGATCCGATCTATGTCAAGCTTTATTTATTAACGCATCCTTCAGGAGCTGCCAGCTCTCACCAGGCACCGGGTCGGTGAGAGATAGGACTAAAACAAGGGAACGAGAAAACGAGGTCTTAGACGAGGGATCCACATCACCGGCCACTCTGTAAAGTTTCAAAGCTCTGTGCGAGAGGGCTTGGTGCAACACGAAAACTACACCTCCATGTCTTTGGTATTCATAACACCATGCCATTTGGAACTTAGACAAGATAGGAAACTTGTCCTCTGTTGACTTCATTTCTATCCAAAAAGAACTACCACTACCACAGCCATGAATGTCAGGTATACCTTGAATAGTATCGCTTTCTATCCTTGTAAAATGTACCTTTTTTATATGTTTTTTTATTCGTTGAAAGAGCAACGATTCACGTTTTTTTAGAGCCATTCAATCAAGACATGAAGCATCCAAAAAAGACACCTTCATACACTAAATTTTCTGCTATAACAGTACACATTTCAAACAAATCCATACCTTTTTTTACAGGAATTCCTATTAACATCTCTTTTGTTACTGCTATGAAGTAGTAAAGACCATCTCTATATATAATTATACTCATTAATTAATCTTGATCTGTTTTTTCTAATTGATCTTTAAGCATATCAACCATCCAAGCATTATCTCTAAATACACCCATCATTACATTTGTTAATTGATTAACAACTGCTTCCTCATCTTCAGGTTTTTCAAGTGGTGCTTTCTCTTGGTTCAACCCTGCAACTTGGACAGCTGCATGCATTATTTCATGAAATAGTGTATTAGCAATTTCTTGACCACATAGATCGTGCTGTACTTGTATAATATTTTGCCTGTAATCATACTCTCCAAAACAATCAGTCATCTCCCATTTTTTATAATCGGGTCTGACATATTTAATTCTAACATCCTTGTAACCAATTCTAACACTGTTAGGTAAACCAACTGCCTCAACTGGAATAGGCTTCAAAGGTTTTTGAAAATGGCTATTTATTTTTTTTTTCTTCATTTATTGTTACCTCCACGTTACCTATTTTAGTGACCATTTTTTTCAAATGAGAGTTATGCACTTCATTGAACACTGCCATAAAACTACTGCTCGGTGGTAACTTTTTCTGGTGTAACGTCAATGATGTTTTTAGCTTCTCCGATTTTGGCTTCAAGTTCGGATAATCTTTTCTCAAGTTGCTCACGGTTCATTCCCTCTAATGTATTGTTAGTAATTTCTTTTTTATCAATATACATTCCTGCTAATTGACCAGATCTAAACTCAGCATTAATTGCTGCCGCAAATTGATTTTTCTTCTCTGCGTTATCACCAAACTTTTCAAATCTCTTGAACGATCTTAATGGATTGGCATATTTATTTCTTTCAATAGCTATTTTTTTTTCCATGTATCTTACGACATGAGGGTTTAAATTAGGATTGGTTATCTTAGAGGCAATAGTGCTTGGATCTTTAGCCACATAACCTGCTTGTCTAGCAGCTTCAGTTTTTGATATGTTACCAAAGTTAGCAACGTAAATGTCTACAAACTTTCTTTGTTTGGCAGTCAAATCGTGCATTGTTTTCAAAACGTTTTTTTTAGCAGCCATTATTTAATTCTATATAAGATATTTTTAACTCAATTAAGACAATACAAACTTTTAGCACCTTTGTCCATAAGGACACTCCTGTGTCACAGATGTCAGAGTATGTCACATAAAAAAAGGTGTTGTGACACTGTATTAGTGTTGTATATCAACATGAATAGACTAAAAAGAGGGTTGTGTCACAGATGTCAGAGTTTTTTTAGGGGTACCAAGGGTGTAAAGGGTATAAATATCTTATATAGAAGTGTAAAACATTAAAAATGGCGTAAATCTATTGTTTGACTTGTCACAAACTGTCTTGTACTGTATTTTAAATGGAACGTAACGAAAAACCAACTTTAAGAATTCTATCTTTAGGAGCAGGAGTTCAAAGCTCTACAATGGCCTTGATGGCTGATCAGGGAGCTTTTGGAGTTAAACCTGACGCAGCTGTCTTCGCAGACACGGGTTGGGAACCTAAGACCGTTATAGACCATTTAAACTACCTAAAAACAAAGTTGTCATACCCAGTTCACATCACTAAAAAAGGTGACCTAGATAAAGATATACTTAAAGCACTTAGTCCTGGCGGAAATCAATTTGCAAGTGCTCCATTTTTTACTTTAAATGAAAAAGGCAAAAAAGGAATGGGTCGTAGACAATGTACTAGAGAATATAAAATAACCCCAATTGCTAAAAAAATTAGAGAAGTTCTTGGATTAAAACCAAGACAAAGAATGAAAAAAAATGAATGGGTAGAGGTATGGATTGGTATTTCTATGGATGAAGTAGTTCGTATGAAACCTTCTAGATTCTGGTGGCAGGAGAACCGGTGGCCGTTGTTAGAGAACAAAATGTCTAGACAAGATTGCCTTGATTGGTATGAAGGTAAAGGATTTAATGTACCTGTAAAATCTGCCTGTATCGGTTGCCCTTTCCATGACGATAATTTCTGGATAGATATGAGAGATAATAGACCTAACGAATTCAAGGAAGCTATTTTCTTCGATCACGAAATGCGTAAATATAATCCTAAAGTAAAAAACTTCGTACACCGATCTTGTGTACCATTAGATAAAGTTAAGTTTAAAAATGACGGTCAAGCAGACTTGTTTAACAACGAGTGTGAAGGCATGTGTGGACTTTAGAATGATTCTTAACTAGAATATTTTCTTTTATATTTTTTGTAGGTAAATTTATAGAACTGACGTTCAGCACTACCCCCAGGGGCACTCAGATATAGCTTTCCGAAGCGTTTCAATGTTTTTAACATGTTGTTTCCGTTGTCGTTTATCAGTGGCTTTTCTAAGTTTTTCATATTCTTTAGTATACTTTATATT